TCCATTTGGCTTTTTATTTTGTCCCGTATAATAACTATATTTTTGAGGGTAAAATTGATTTTATCAGCAGCTTTTATGATGCATCTGCCATTAACATTATTGCTATTATTTGTTTTTGCGCATATCAAAAACAAATAATTGTCCAATGCGGTGACCTGTTTTGTTTTTCTTACCTCTTTTTTTAAGGTTTCATAGCCAATCGGTAATCTTTCATCTGGACCAATATTGATTATTACATAAAATTCTGCCCATCTTTCTTCTTCTGATTTTAAATGCTTTGCCTTGGCAATATTGACATCATGAAAACCAAGAGTTTTTACAGCAATTATGATCCCAGCGTCTGTGCCCCCA